TCAATACTATTTTGATGCTGTTGTAAATTTGTAACATAACTTAATAAAGGAACAAGTGCGCACGTCTACAATAATTTTTTTACATACACAAATAAATTTACTATTTATTGTCAGTCTAAATAAGCTATTTAGAATCATTACAGATAACAAAAATACCCCCATCATATTAAACGACCCCCATTATATTAAACACAGGCTTACCCCATCATATTAAACATTCCCCTCCATATTAAACATAGAATTATTTTCTACCCCATCATATTAAACAAAAAAAGGGAGACAAAATTAATTGACCCCCTTCATATTAAACATTTTATTTTTACCTTATCACATAAACTCCAGAGTTTACTCCTTGCACTAAGTACATCATACCATACCTAATAGCATCTATAAAGTGATTAAACTTATCTATTGGTGCTTCACCCTTATCCTTCCATACATAGTTGTTTAGCTCTCTTATTATACCGTGAGAACCTCTATCTACTACTATCTCATAGTCTTGCATAAGTGCAATACCAGATAATATACTACCTTTCTTCTTGATTGTAGGCTTTATGTTAAGACCCAATGTTTTTAGTTCTGATATTAAACGTGGTTCACTATTATCACAGATAATCAAATCCATACCACACTCATTCTTATTCCTTGTAGCTACCTCAGATGTGTTTAAATGTGCTTTTCCGTAGATTTCCTTAACCCAAACCTTTCTTGCGTGTTTATCTATAGAAATCTTCACAAGTGTCGTTAAATCGGCTGAAAACCCAAAATCCTGCCCATAGCAAGTAAGTTCTGTAGGAATAAAGTCTCCAACTCTCCATTTTCTTATAATAGTACCTTCTGCTTTCTCAAGCCAACCTCCTAATATCTGATGTTGGTATTTATCTGGTCTCTTACGTTTCATTTCGTATATTCTCTGTAGAAACGACTGAGATAAGTTCTTCTTGTTATCCTTATAAGTTGTATGCACATAAGTAACATTACCTTTATTCATATTAGAAGCTGGTAATACGTTTTCGTTCTGAAAGAATCTTTGATATATCCAATGCTCTTTAGTTGTTGGATTAAGTATCAGTATAACTCTGTTTTGCTTAACTTGTGAACGTATAGAGAAGTCTATCTTATCAAAAACACCTTCATCTACAAGTTCCTCTGCTTCATCGACTACAAACGTAGTTATACCATTCAAAGACTTTAAAGCAGCAGTTTGATTACCAGATGATGTCCTAATACCCTTAAATATGATAGAACTACCTGTTTTAAGGTTCATAATCTCATCTTTAGTTATCCTAAAGTCTTCGTGAACACCCATTAGGTTAATTTTCTCAATAAATTCAGGTATAATAGATGTATGTGCTGACATCATCGTATATCTTGAGAATAAAACCTTATGCCCTACCTCATAGGTAAGATTTAGCAAGAAAACATTGATTCCAAACGACTTTCCACTACCCCTACCTCCTGTAACAACAAAATACCTACTCTCATTCTTGAAAATAGGTATGTATTTCTCGTGTATGTCTATCTTACTCATCTTTTGGTGTTACGTCTATAATCTTCTCCTTAATCTTCTTACCTTCAACACTATCTCCAAAGAAATTAATCACAGGTGCTTGCACTTTGTTGTTAACAGTCTCTTTATCGTCTCCATAAGCAAAATCCATAAGCAATTTCATATGATTATAGCTACCTTCTTCTGCTTTCTTAGCTAAACTCTCAAAAGCGTTTACTTCGCTCCCAAATACGTTCTTAATAGCCTTTTTAGCGTATTGTTTCTTCCTATTCTTCTTTGCAGTATTCATTGCAGGTTTATTAGACCTCTCTTTTTCTGGAATTGGTAACTTGGGAATAGATTTCTTACGACTATTCCCTTTTCTACCATCTGTTGGCTTAATCTCTTGTGAATTACTCATATTATGATAACTAAAGTGTTGTTATTTTGTTTTTTAAGCATTAATTTTATGAACCCCTTGATGGCATTTATTACAAAGAACCTCTAAATCACCTAAACTTTCATTACCTAAACTATTGTAGTTTAAATGATGAACCTGTAAATTCTCTGTTTCAGAACATCTACTGCATTTATAATCAGAAAACTTTAACATATTATTTCTAATAGTATTCCATTCTTTTGAGTTTAAATATTGATGATAAATGCTTTTTTTATGCCTGTCAATTAACATAACCCTTGTTGAAACATTGTAAACACATTCTTCTTGACCATCTATATTCATAGTTCCTAAACAAGTGTCTGAAGTAATATAAAATTTCCATACAACATAACTACCTTCATATTCGTTGTTAAGTACAAAAGCTACCTTTTCTAAATCAAAATTAACCGACAACAAACTTATTAATCCAGATACATCTTGTTTCTTGTCAAAACTAATATACACTTCTGATTTATTCTCATAATCAGTACTATCTATTTTAGCTAAATTCATATCAACATCTTTATCGTAATTATTAATATATTTAACTATAACATCTAATAAAGGCTTACTCACTTCTGTCATTTCTTTGTTTTTTAGCTATAGTAATAATAGTTGTCTTGCTGACCTCTTTCCGCATCATAATAGTTCTTAGTAATCTGTATTTCGTACTCCAATAGACCAGATAAGTAACCACATAGAAAGGTAATATCCTCATCAGATAAGTCATAAACATCTTCTCCTTCTAATATGTCTATTCTTAACACCTCATTGATGTCAAGGAATAAATCTATTGTAAAATCTTCTCCTTCGTAATAGATAGAAACCTCATTTGGAAGTGGGTTAGATGAAAACCCTTCTGTTGAATATTCTGGTCTGATTGATAATATCTTGTCCTTTAGTTGTTCTTTCATAATGTACTTTTTAAAACATTGTTAGTTGTGATGTAAATGGTTTTATTCTTTTTTCAGCGTAATCACATTGCTCTTTACTTATTTCGCTACCAATATATTCGTGTCCTTCAATAACACAAGCAACAGCAGTAGTTCCTGTTCCCATAAAAGGGTCGTAAATAATACTATTAGGTTTAGCATAAGTATTTGTTAGTTTTCTTACAAACTCCGTACTAAAAGTAGCTTTGTTTAAGTCAGTAGAACTGTCATTATTTTTAGCGTTTATGAAATTAAAAACATTCTCATAGACAGATTGACCTGTTTCTCTTTTACTTAACTCCTTTTTATTACATTTAAAAGTATGGAACTCATCCTTTCTACAAAATACATAAACGTATTCAACTATTCTTGTCATTTTATTGTGAGATACGTTATTAGGTGTAGCAGAGTTTTTTTTCCATACAATGATGTCTGCTAAAGTAAAATCACTTCTCCTAATAATATCAGCTACAACCAAACTCATTAAAGTAGTGTTCTCTGTTCCGTAACTCATATTGTAAAGAACAACTCCATCGTTTTTTAACACCTTGTTAAACCCTTTGAATATTTCTAAAGTCCAATCAATGTACTCTTCATTACTCATACCATCTTTGTACAAGTCATAACCTCTATCTTTTGAATTAGGTCTTATTATATTATATGGAGGAGAGGTAACAACTAAGTCAATAGTTTTAGAGTCCATCCTAACCATAGTATCTATATTACTTTCGTTGTATATCTTATTCATAAGCACCTGTTGTTTTATTTCTAACCTCATCACTTCTCTTTACTTCTGTAAATTCTTTTGATTGATTCTCAAAACCTAATCTTGATATAATATTTATACCTACAATTTCAACTGGCTCTGAAATATTTAATTTAGATAACACTTTTTTATTGTAAAACATATTGCCATCATTCTTGTAAACCAATTTATTTAACTCATAGGTTCTGTTTTTGTAACTTATTGTTAAATCACAGAATACTATTTCTTTTAAACTTACATCACTATTCATATATTAATGATTTTTTATATTATTGTATGTAGTTATCTTGCTTTGTATGTGCTTTTTAAACTCAGTTATAGATGTTAGTTTAGGATGGTTTATTGAAGCCATATCGTCATATTCTGATATTATGTAATCCATAACATTATAATCTACATTTTCTTTACTGTAAGCAATAGCAATTAACTCTCTAATTGAAAATGCCTGTATCTTAGATTTAGTGTATTTTACTACTAAGTTAGATAACTTTTCAAGTAAATAGTAAGCTAACTCTTCATTTTTAATATAGGCTTTACCTTTCTTGAATCTTGAAGCACTAAATTGACCAAAGAAGCAATTAATAATATTACCTACAGATAACATTTTATTATGTCTCAAATAAGCCTCATAAACAATATTGTACTCTTCATTTTCTTTCGCAAATGCTTTCAAATAATCAACATTAGTCCAAGCCTTGTTTCCGTTGTTTAAGTTTATAATACAATCTAAGTGTTCTTTTTCTTTATCAGTGTCAATCCAATCAACTATGTAAGCTGGAATTGTTGATTGATTTAAGAATTTAGCACACTGTATTCTGTGGTGTCCTTCAATTACATCCCCTTTTGACGATATAACTATTGGCATCATCCATCCAAACTGCTTTAGCTTTAATTTAAAGTTTTCAGCGTGTTTAATAACGGTATCTCTATTTATAGATGCCATCTTTACTTCATTTAATGGGTAATAAGGATTATAATTTCCTCTTTTAATTTCTTGATTAATCATTTTGTTTTGTTTTTAATTATTAATATTATTTTGTTATGAGACAAATCTACAATACTTTTTTAGATTGACAATACTTTTTAACAAATTTTAACATTTCTTTAACATTTCTTTAACATTTAAACTAAAAAAGGAAGCTAATTAGCCTCCCTTAATAGTTCTATCTCTCTCTCTAAGTAATCCTTTGCTTTAATCAAGTCAAGCAATTCATCTTGTTTCTTACCTGCTCTTGCAACATACTTAATGATATTACCTCTACAGAAGTTCAAGTCGTAATCCCTTATAACATCTATAATGTCATAGTCTTTACCATTCTCGTAATGTGGTTGTGTGCCTCTCATAATTAGTTGTCTTTAATCGTAACTATTATTTTTATTACTATTATTATAAGTACTATAATTATTATTCCCATAATTTATTTATTTACGTTATACTAGAAATGAACTTCCTAAATCAGACTCGCCTTGTATTATCTGACATTTATCTTTATTCTTCCAGCTCCAAGATTTAATCCTTAAACTAACAATCTCTCTTACCTCATCCCTTTTGTCTTGTGGAACGCTATCTATAAGGATGTCTAAGCTATCTTTACCCTTGTTTAGTATGTTTGTATGTAAGTTCTGTTTAACGTCTTTAATCGCCTTCTTTTGAGTCTGCTCTATTGACAGAAACTCTTCAGCTCTATCATTAAAGTAAATATTATATCTGTTTCTAAATACTGCATAAGACTTGTAGTAAATACCTATCTTATGTAAAGCGTGGGTTATAGATGAACGACCTTTATTAACTCCTCTTAACTCAAACCATTCTGAAATCATCCTATCATTCATAAAGTTTAAATCCTTTAGAATCTTATAGAAAAGTGTTCTGGTAATCATTATCTCTGTTTCCCTTGAATCACTATTTAACTGTATTCCTGTTAACTGTTCAAAGTCTCTTGCTAATTCGTCTGCATTATCTTTATTGTATCCTAACATATTGTTTGTTTTAATTTAAATTATTGTTTTCTTTTATATTATCTATCTCTACCATAACCTTAGTGAAAGTATTCATATGATGCCAATCTAAGGCTTTCTTTATACCAGCACAAGCTAAGTAGTACTCTTGTTCTTCGTAATGCTCTAACACCTCTTCTAAGACGTATTTAGGGCAACCTTCTTGTATTTCGATTATAGCATTTGTAAAGTACAATTCTATGATGTCTTTATCCTCATCGCTTAATGTTCTCATAACAATCGGTTTTAAGTGTTAGTAGTGATTTAGCTTCGTTAAACATAGACTTAGCCTCGTCTCCATATATCTCCTTGTACAGTCTATAGGTTCTACTAACTAATGAGTATTCGCTGTTAACCTCTTGAAATAACTTCTTGGCATAAGACTTGCCATAACCCTTACAGTAGTTGATGTTATCAGCAGTATCACCTACAATCATTTGTGAGTAGAAGTTATTAAGTGCTTCCTCTCGACTAATCTTTACAAGCTCTCTCCTCTTATAGTTGTAGTCATAAAACCAGCAAGGAAATTGTTTGTAGTCCTTATCAATAGACATAATGATAACACTATCTACACCATTGTTTAAAACCTCTTCTGCCCATAGTGTAGCTACAACATCGTCTGTTTCAACACCATCACCATAAACAGAATCGTAGGTGAATTTAACCATATCGTGAAGTAGAGGCAATATCTCTGGTCTCTTCTGAGTTCTGTTTAACTTATATGTAGGAGATATGTCTTTTCTAAAGTTATTCTTAGAACCATTACAAACGATAATCTCATCTATATCTACCAATTCCTCTAAGAAAGAAATTAGCTTATCAAAGCTATCCTCAAACTTATCGAAAGCCACATTGACATCAGTCTCAAATACATCATCTATAGACTCTCTATCCTGCTTCCTTTTAAAGCAAGAAGCGTATATCAAACTGTCTGCATCAAATATTATCTTCATAATTAACCTTCTTTACATAAGTTTATAACCCTCACTTTAGATGTTTTAGCCTCGCATCTTCTATTCTCTTCCATCCATCCTGTTATTGGATTTATTTTGTAGTTCCAGAATTCTTTTAATTTGTAGTTTTTATTTCGCCTCATAATATGTTTGTTTTAATATAAAGCAAATCTACAAAACTATTTATAAACCTCCAAGTATTTTTTTAATTTATTTACAATTCCTATAACACAAGGTTTGCAACTTGTGTATTTCTGATTAGTATTGAAAACGTTATTATGAATAGATACTAACCTTTTTCTTTGCTCAGAAGTAGTTTTATGAGGATTACTACTGAAGAAATCACTTAGGTAAGCATAATCATTTTCTGATATACAGTTTATCTTTTTGTAGCTAAACAACTTATTTAACTGAACTTGTCTATCATCACAACCACAATCTTCACCAGCTATAAATTTAACTAACTTGTCTACTCCTGTAGCTTTAGTAATCTTAGCCACTGTATCACCTACACCTTTTGATTGTGTTTCTACATTCTGCTTTAACTTATTATAGCCTTCACTTCTCTTAGATGCTTTCCATTCTTTGTACTCTCTGTAATCTTTAGACCTTTTGTCTATAGTTTCGTAGTACCCTTGTTTCTCTAATTCTAAATAATAATTATCTGGTCTCATATCTTGTCAAAATCTTGGTTAAAGTAATCTAATAAATCCTCTGATAAATGTTCTTTTAATATAGCTTTGTGGTTTAGTATAGAATTGTGTATTGATGTTAAGCCTATGTTAGCACCTTTAGATATTGCTCTTAATGATAAACCTTGTATAAAGTAAAGTTCAAACAACCTTTTATCATAAACACTCCACTCTGATATTATCTCTCTTACTTGAGTCATTATATTACTGAAAGCATCATCCTCTTCCATATTGTACTCTGACTGAACAACTTCATCGTTTTCTAATATCCTATAGAAGATACTACCCATTTCTTTCTTTAGGTGAGAATAGTATAAGTTTCTTAATGTTTTCCATATAAAATACCTATTTATATCTCCCTTATACATTATTCTCTCAGGGTCTTTAACAAGTCTATGAACTCTTAAATACATATCTTGAACTAAGTCTTTAGCAAGGTTTATATCGCATCCTAAGTTCACAAGCATCTTAATCCATAACTCTTGATGAACTGCTATTTTTTCTAACATTAAATCTCTTTTATATTTATTTCTACTCTTGGGTTCTCTCTATCTAATTCTGTTGGCAATATAGTCTCTGTCTTCACATAATCATCATTATCATCTTCCCAACAACCATACTCAGTAATCGAATCCAATAAGAACTTACTTACTACACTAATCACATTCATCTTGTCTAAACGTCTTTTAGAGGCTTTAAAGACCTTATAAGTTACCTCGACAGGTGTTTGTATAGCTAAACCCTCTAACTGCTCTCTAAGAGCCTCTGAATAGGCTTTCTTAGCATCATTACTTATTCTATGATGTAAGTTCCTATAGGTATTCATATTCAAAGCAATCCTCTTGTCTTTAACAGTCTTTCTCGGTAGTGTTACAAATAGAGGAGATATAATCTTATGTATCATTATTTAATCTCAGTAGATTCGTTTATAGATAAATACGCTACCTCTTTAATTACTTTTACATTATTGCTAAAATCAGTTGTAGCTGGATTTATTTTATTAGTAATCCATTTAGGTTTTATTTTTGATAAATCAAATGAATATATTCCTTTGGGAGTACTATTAATGTATAAAGGTCTGTAGTTACTTCCATCTACAGACCTTATCATAGCATCATATTTCTTTTTCTCTAATAGCAAAGTACTGTAATGAGTTCTTCTGCATTTTAACTCTATACGAACCTTATGAATATCAGAAACGCAATCCCATCTTGACATATGATTTGTTGCAGATGTTAAGTCTGATAAATAACTATCCTTTAAGTAATTAAATAACTGTTGCTCCTTCATTATAAATCCATCTTAACATTAAAAGCAGTATGACCACCTAATACAATACCAAGACCAATAGCCTCTTTCTTACCTCCTTGCATATAGCCCATAGCATAAGACTTGCTATCTATACCACAACCTACTGCCATACCAAAGATGGCTCTTGTCTTACCGAACATCCATTCACAATAAAAGTCTGTATGGTAGTGTCCAGATACAGTAGATACCATATCTCTCTTTGCAGCCATTCTTGCTTTACCACTTTTATCTCCGTGAACATACCTAACACCATCGTAATAAACTTCTGTTACAAAGTTCCAATTAGGTGTCTCTAATACCTCAGAAAACTCCTTAATCCATTTACTTGGAATATCAGATGATTGTGCTTTACGGATTATTATTCTATCGTGATTACCTAAAGTAACATCTGCATTAGGAAATGCTTTATACCATTTAGCTAATTTAGATACTGCTTGTTCCAACTCAAACTTACCACCTAAACCATCAGCAGATGATTCGTGATAACTTGAATAATGGTTATCAATAACGTCTCCAATAAAAACAACCTTGTTACAGTTGTGTATAGCATACTGCTCTTTACAGAAATCTAAGTAACCATCTAAACAAAATGGTTCGTGCAAGTCTCCTATAACAAGAACTCTGTTCTCTACTTTAGTTAGGTTCTGGTAGGCTTTTAATATCTTACCTTTTAATCTTGGTCTAAAATCTTTCATAATTATATCTTATACTATAAATATAATGCTTTTTGTATATGTTTTTATTACAAAGTTATTAACAAATTAGTTAGAAGCCAAGTAGCTCATCAGGACTAATTATCTTAGGTAAGCCATTTTCATCTAACTTAAAGTCAAATGATTCAAATGGTGTATTCCTACTTCTCTTACAAGATACTGTTATACAACCAAACTTATTCTCGTCTCTCTCTAACTGTATCTGAGTTTCTGCCTTCTTCTCTAAGAAACTACCTAAGTGTCCTGTTGGCTTATCTGAACCAAAGTTACTATGGATTACAGTTACAATGTGGCAATTATAAATAGATGTCCAAGACATTATCTTTTGCACTATAGCAGAAGATTCCTCTAAATTATTAGCATCGCTAACTAAATCAGCAATTCCATCAATCACGACTAAACCTATCTCTTTACCTTCTTCCCTCATACAGTCTAAGTAATACTGTATAAAATCTATTCTATCCTTATACCCTATTTTTCTTAAAGCAAAGGTATGGTAGAAATCTAAGTTCAATCCTTTATTCATCCATTCTATCCTCTTAAACACTCTCTGTGAGTGCCATTCGCCTTGCTCTGTATCAAAGTGTACAAAATGTTTATTCTCCCTAAAAGAACTCATACCCTTCGTAAATCTACCATTAGGATTACAAAAGGCTGAACCTAATAAACTAACAAAGAAAGTTTTCATTGATTTTGGAGGTGCTTGTACAAAGCTAAAGTTACCATAGGTGCAAATTGCAGTTGGAAACTCCTTTATATTACCATCTTTAAGTGCTACTTTATTAGTCTTAAAACCAATAGCTATAGGAGGATGCTCAATCTTTTTATTTATATCAATAGCACATTCTTCTTCTATTGATTGCATATACATTATGTGGTCGTTCTGTTCTTGTAATTCTTGTTCTGTCATTGTAGTTATTTTAAAAATTGTTTGGAGGTGTGAGGGCAATCAGAAAGTTGAGTTTCCAAATAATGAATCCGAGATTTTAAACGATTCCTCGTCTTATAAGCCATATAATAAAAATCAAAGTACAAATAAGTCATTATTATATACATTAGAAACCAAAAAGGAATCTGATTGAATAATATTTTGGCGGATTGAAAAAAGCGGTAGCCAACACAGTGTAAAAAAAATTGCTTAATTCTGTTATTTTCCATTATTTCTGTTTATTTTTTTGTATTCATTAATTCTTTAAACATTTCAATAGTACATAATATTATTCCAACGAATGAGAACAATACTATAATGCAAAATATTAGTGTAATAAATTCTTTAATCATCTTATTTGTTTTATTTAATAAAAAAAGGGAGGCTTTTAAACCTCCCCTTATCTAATTTAGAAAGGTAAATCGTTAGTTGCTAACTCCTCTGTTGGCACACCAATATCTGTTGCTGGTGCATTAGCTCCTGATTTAAACACTTTCCAAGCCGAAAGAGTATTATAGTACTTACCATTATACTCATTACCTCTAACATTGAAATCTACATCTACTGATGCTCCTACTTTGTTATACTTGATAAAGTCATCTACCTTATCTTGTACGATTTCAAACTTAACATCTTGAGGGTACTTCTCGTCATTTGTTGTGATAACAAATCCTACTTTCTGAAACCCAGAGTCAAATACTTGTTTCTCTTCGATTAATTTAATTGTTCCTGTTAATTGGTTACTCATAATTTCTAATTTTAATTTAATTGTTAATATTTATATTCCTACTTCTATTCCGTTATCTATAGTCTCTATAATGTGTCTAAACACACTTCTCTCTTGTTCGCCTGTTACATCTACTCCATTTAGTAATAGTCTGTAATGGTCATCGTTCTCTGTTGGCTTTAGCTCTATACTATTCATATTATTTAATTAAGATTTGTTTAACTTGTTTTGACATAGTGTATCTTGCTTCTACTGCTTCCATAGAACCACCATCCTTTAAATACTTCTTTACTTTATCGAACTCAGTACTTGTTTGAGTTAATGTAGTTTTAGCGTTCTTAGAGTGATTATTTGTAGCATCACTATCTTTAGTATCATCTATCAATAATAAGTTCCCTAAAGCGTATTTCTTAGCGTAAGAAGATGCTGCTCCTGTTCTCTGTGGCATTTGCATACCTTTAGCTTGGAAGTCTATAATGGCTTGTGCGGTAGAAGATACTGAACTCTCTCTATCTATTGATTCAATGTCAATAATCTTAGCTTCTGAATCTACATAAATGTGTTCTCCTACTTGAACTAACTTATCATTAATCTTAAATAGTACTTTATACTTGTCTTCAAATGGCTTAACAGATTCTAAGATGTCTTCTGCTGAACGATACTTGTACTTTCCAAACGCATTTGTTTGTGCTTTAGAAACTTTTAACTCTAATTGAATCTTCTGTAGTTTTTCTAAAATTGTCATAATTTACTCTGTTTTTAATAATTCGTTTTTAACTATTTGTTTGTACTCTGTTGGGCAATCTTTATCTGTTAGTTCAAAGATGTAGGTTTCATAATTACCTATCTTAGTCTCTAATTCAAATAATCTTTTCTGTAATGCGTTAATCTGTGCATTTTTAAAGTCTATTAAGTCTTTCATTATTTATTCGTTTATGTTTACGTTTAATCCTAAGTAGTTTCTTGTGCCTCTCGCTGGTATCTTAACTTGGTAGTTAATTCTAATGTCAGTTAAATTACTGTCTTGTTCTAAGTGATATTCAATCTGTTTCTTTAACTTCTCCCAAGCAGAGTCGTTTATCTTCGTAGTACTTTCCATTGTTTCCAAAAGTTTTTAAGTTTGTTGGTAAATGATTTACTTGTTTCATTACACACCTGTTCTTTAATTTTTTCCCAAATAACAAAGTCAGCGTGTTGTTTACATCTGTTGCAAATATCGGTTTCCCATAATCTACTTGCACCACAACAATTTGATTTTTCCATAATACTTTATTTAATAATTACTCTGCAAACATACAAATAATTATTTAAAGTAAATGTTAAAGAAATGTTAAAGAAATGTTAAAGTTAAAAAAGAGAGGCTTTTACACCTCTCCATAATTAAAAAACAAAATGAAATAATTAAAACAAAACAAACTCTTGTTCTTTTAAGTAGTTATCTGTATCGAAGTATATCCACTCATTAGAAACATTTATTCTTTCTATACCGTATTGAATAAGACCTCTAATTAGTTTAAGCCTTTTAGCCTTATTAATACATTTAAACTTTATGGATTTACCAACTCTATGCCCACTATTAGATGGTATAGCTATCTTATCACCATAAGTCTTACTTACATATCCTCTCAATATAAAACCTGAGAGCCTTTCTTTTCTAAACACCTCATCCAATATGAATACTGGTTCACTCTCCATAAAGTATTTACCACTACCTAACTTATCAGGACTATCAAACATACTCCATTTAAGTACTGCTAAACCTTCACAATCCATTTCCTCAGTATAGGTATCTGTATATTCTACCCTGTGTAAAGAGAAACTTTCCTTCTTGCGTTTATGTACCTTTCTCAAAGACATATGTAAAGATAATTTTATTATACTTAATAAACAAACTTTTGTTAATAAGTGTATATTTTTTTTATTGAATAGGGGTCAGATATCTTATATTTATTTTTATACTATAATAGTATTATTTTTAATATAATATTAATTATTATTATTTTTTTATAATTATTTTTATAATAGTGAAGTATTAATAAATTACAAAGTTATATATTTTTTTTTAAATAACCTAATAAAATATAATTTATTTTTTAAATGTAATATTAACTACTACTGCTATTATACTAAACAGTGTAAAATATTAAATAAGACAATCAGCTAATTAAGTTTATTAGGTAAATCTTAATTAAGAAACAATATTATTTATTGATTGTAATATTACCAGCTATCTTTTCAGCACTTCTACCAACTACATACCCTCCTATACCTAACTGTAACAAGTTCCAAAACTCATTCTCTAAAGGAGGAATAGGTAAACTAAATAAAGGTGCAATGAATTTAACATAGATAACTATAAAACCAAATGCTAACATAAGTATTGGTCTCCAACTTCTTTGTAACCAATTACCACTTGCTTCAGCTAATATAACTTCTGTTTGTAGTTTCTGTAATTCTAACTGTTGTTCTTGTAATACCTTGAATATTTCATTCTTGGCTTTTAAGCGTTCTTCTTCAGTAGTGAATAGCTTATCTATTGCATTGCCTATTTCTTTAATTACACCACCTGTAAACCAATTTAGTATCTTCTTCATATTATTCCCATCTTACTTGTATCTGACCAAAGAATAAAAACAGATTAAATTCTGAATATTCAAAAGTTTCATCACGTTCATAATACTGCCACCCTAACATCATTGCGTTAGGTACTAATAAAATTAAGTTTATTTCCATAATCACTTTTAGTTATAACTATTAGTTAATATATTATTAATACTATTATTAATAACCAACTAAACAACATTAGTAGGTTTGGATATTTAACACAGTCAGTTCTTATTATTGCCCCCATAATAAACATAACTGTATGAAATAATCCTCTTAATATGTCCAAACTACCTTATCAGATTTACTTTTATCATCATCAACGTGTATGAATGAACTTGCAATACCTATTCTATTAAAGCCAACTCTTATAAGAGCGTTTAAGACAATATATCTTGTACTGCTATCGTTTACTCTTATATCTACTGCAAGTCCTCTTAAATGGCTTGAATTTGGTTTGCCACCAACACGAGCATTTTGGTCTGCATTTCTGTAAGCAGAATTAATTGTAAAAGGTATATTAGCCAACTCCCTTGCTTTATCTAATTTAGAAAGAAAGTCAGCATCCATATTATACTCTATTTCTTTGAAGTATTTACTCACTCTTATTTTTTAAGTTAAAAATCTTTAGAACTGTATATGCAATAGAAACTACTAAAAGCGTTAATTTTAGCCATTGCTCTGCATCAGAGAAACTCACTGTGAAAGTAAGGAAATTTATAAACGCTAATTTTAGGTCTTGCATATCCACTTTATTAGAACTTTAGTTCATTGTATTTCAACCCAAAGAAAGAATGTACTCCATCGCCATCAATTTCTTCTGAATAAGATTTCCAACCATACGGATGGTCTGCTTCTATTAAGTTTCCATCTTCATCGTAAGAATCTTCTAATCTCCAAGCAACATCTAAATGCCATTTGTCAGATAATACTGGTACAGATATTCCTTCTCCTTGTTCTAAAACAATGTTACCTAATTCTACAATAGAATGTTTATGAGTTGGATATTCTTTTCCGTTCTCGTCTGTTTCAGTACCTAAAGAATCAATCTTATCTTGTGCTTGTTCTTTACTGTTAAAAGCGTATTTACCTATGTACATAATTTATTAATTTACTCTTGTTACTTTAATGTGTGTAATTGTTACTCTTGTTATATTGTTGTTAGTTTTTCTAATCCATCATCGGTCAATGCTTCTTTAAATACTACAACGGATTTAACGTTACCGTAGAATCTTTGAGAAGATGTATTTGCTGATGAAAAATTCAAAACATTTAAACCGACTGGAGTTATTCCGATTGAATCAGTTGCAACCTCCACACCATTTACCCATAATGCAAAGTCATTTAATTTATACTTTAATGCTATTTTATTTTGTATGTTTGGGTTTACAACTCCTGTATAATTAAAAATTACTTGATAAGCACCCCCACTTGTTACATTTACATCTAATCTACCATTTGTATTATATGCAATAGCAATCTTATCGTTATTAGAGCCACTTGAAATTGAAATCTGTCTTGTACCATCATTAGCTAAAGTTGCTGTCTCTACATACAAAACACCCTCTGTTGAGTTTATTAAATCACTTGAACCAGAGCTGTTGCATACATCAGCTAAACGTGTTACTGTGCTTCCGCTTGTTGGAATGTATGAAGTAGCGTAGGATTGTGCTTCAACTTGCGCACCCCATATGTATAGTCCGTCTGTTCCATTAGCTGTAACACTTAATCCACCGTTGTCGCTTAATATATAGTAAAAATAAGCATTTGTCGCTGTGGCTATGCAACGATACCACCCATTTCCGTAGTCAATCATTTCAACACTATCAAACGGATTTGTAGAATTATCAGTTGCAACACCAGTAGATAAATTATAATCTACACCAGCTCCACTACCGTCATAATCTATTAATACAAGATGCTCAAGTTCACCCGCTTTTGCAAAAATTGAAAAAGTATTTAAACCAGATGCTGGGCTTTGTGGATTCCATTTTATATGCCTATAATTACCACTTAATGTTGGATATATTTTTGAAGCTGTTAAGCTATTATCTGGGGACAAAATAATATTACTTACAAGATTTATACTTGATAAAACATATAAGCTAAAATCACTTGAATAAGTCATTAAATTCGTACTCTGTGGCTCTAACAATAAACTACCACAACCATCTGTGTAATCTATTCTTGGTAAGTCTGTATCGTGTGTTATTTCTATTACTGAGATGTTGTCTATTGAGAAAGCAGTACCATTTGTGTTTCTTCCGTAGAATAATAAATCACTTGCACTAGTGGAAGGAGTTACATATATTGAATAACTACCTACACTATATGTGTTAATGCTAATAAGTCCACTAGCATTTGAGTTAACGTTCATATAGGCAGTACCAGAAGTTATTTCAAAATTAATTTTATAAGTTTTACCAGCTACAAAACCTCCATTTAATAAAGTTTGTCTTATATATTTTGAGTCTGACAAAAAATCATAATTAGCAGAACCGCCACTAATAGACCAACTTGTTTGCTTTGTCCAATCACTATCAGTAGCAAAATCTCCATTCTGTACTAAATTACCACTTAATGTCTGAACATTCTCTATAAGCCCTTGTGAGTTTACTCTTGTAGCAGCAGAACCTCTTTGGAAGTCAAAATCTGCGTTTTCACCTCCTTTAACACTATGTAACTTCCCATCACTATAAGCAGTAGGAGTTGTTATTATACTTGCTTTCTCTAATAAATTGCTCATAGTTCTATGTTTTCAAAGTCAGTTAATGTTGCAGTTGTGCAAGTTGCATTTTCATAATATGCTGAACGAGATTCCAAAGATTTTAATAAAGATGGTACTTCACTTGGAAAAGCTAAATTGTAGTAAATATCTCCCCATCCATCTTCTACAGGACTACCCCACCAACTAACTGCGTATATTTCGTTTGCCATTATTTTTTTTCTTATCTTTGTTAACCTTGTTATAAAATTCAGCTAACTTTATTATGTTAACCTCTTTTGTCTTATATTGTTTTTTTTTACCCTCCATTATAAAACCCAACTTGAAAATTCATCTGCATCTTTATCAGGGTACATATCTCCGTTCTGATTATTAGTATATTCTGGGTATTTAGTACTGTTAAAAGTAATATAGTCTAAGAACCTTCTTGTGTAAAACTCAGCTCTATCATTTATCTTACTCATCATTCTATCAATGTCAGTAAAATTAACAGAATCAGACTCCTCTCCTCTATGCTTAGATACACCTCCATTATCCACTTTGAACATAGAGAAAGGGAAGTACTCTGATTGAGTAAACCAAATTAACATTGGCTTAATATAAACGTCTCTAAGACTCTTATAATCGCTATTAGCAGGTAAGTCTATATCACCTGATATTATTAAAGCCTGTAGCTTATCATATAGTTTACCACCTAAATAGTTCTGTATGTGTATATCTTGAGCTACCTCAATAAAGTGAATCAGCTTATCAGCATCAGTATTACCACTAATTATTGACTTAGCTTTTAAATCTTGTATTGTTATGAATAATGCTTTCATAGTCCTAAAGTCTTTCTTATTTTATTTAAAGTACTTCTATAAGCACCTTTATCTGCTCTATCTATCATTCTCTCTCCCATTTCAGATGGATTCTTAGGTTCTTTTAAGCCATCCCCATAAGCATTAGATGAATCTACTTGCTTACCATCTTTCTTCTTGTAAACTCTTAGTTCCCAATAGTGATGGCAGTTCTTACCACCTTTATATTTTAGTAAACTATAGTTCTGTTTTTTATGACCTAACTCCTTGTTTACACCTCTAAAAGACATCATATTAATATCTTCCTTTCTAAATACTATCTTTCTACCTGTTAACACTTCCATTCTCTTACAGAAATCTCTACTGTTAGGAGACTTTCTCTCTGGCATATAAGCGTATCTAACTTTATATACACCATCATCCTCAGACGATGCTTTATCAGAATACTTGATTTCAGCCATTTTAACGGACTCATTCTCGTCTTGGTATATCTCACTATGGACAACCTCCCAATCATCGCTTAAAACCTCTCCTAAGGCTTCTAATTGATTAATCATATCATCACCATCTTCTTCTGTAAAGTCATTACTCTCTTGTGTAGATAATTTCTCTCCTGTTTCCTCTTCTCTTCTTATCTTAGTTTCAATGTTGTCTAACTCAGTAAACTCTATTGGTTGTAATGTAACGAAGTATAAATCTTGGTAAATCTTGTTAAATTCAAGTATCTCTGTTAAACCATAGATAACTCCATCTTGTAAAGGTCTGATAATAACATTGTCCATTAATACAGATGCAGTTCTTAATTCTTCTGCATTGTTACCGAATCCTGTGTTATCTTTAATACCTAAAAGAATAGGAGATACAATTCCGTGTCCTAACATAATCTTCTCTCTTGCCTCATCAGATAAGAATTGGTATTGAGCGTGAGCATCTGGTAAGTGTATAGCCTCTATGTCAGCCTTAGTTTCTGCTGATTCGTTAAATGCGATAATTGCTTTACCACTATTTGAACTACCTGAGAACTTATCGTTTATCTTACTCTCTATAATTTGCTGAGTCTCTGAATTAGGTACTCCATTGTTAAAGTTTACGAATAAACTTGGTTGTAAACCATTCTGTATATTTGATATATGGTAGTTAGATACCTCTGATTCTAATTCAGCATATTGTAAACAAGCCTGATAATCAACAGTAGCATAGTAATAGAAACCACTTCTATAAGGTTTGAATATGTAAAGTTCGTTTACTTGTGATTTAGTACCATTGCTAAAAGTAGGTATTCTCTTAGGTTTATCTGAGTTCTTACAGTCTTTCCAAGATGGATGATAGTAATATGCCTTAACCTTACCATCAGTTGCTTTCTCTGCTCTCAACGTCTCCATAGGAAAGTGAGATACCTTTAATATCTTTGTCTTAGCTTTATTGTAAGTAAGTTGCATAGCACCTTGACCTAATAGCTTGTAATCATTAACAAGTCTCTTAACCTCTCTTGGTCTAAGAAGTTTCTTCATTCTAACATAGTCTTCTGGAAATAACTCAGAGTTTGTAGACTCTAAACCTCTTCCATAAATCATATCTACAATACCATTTACACACCTACCATTAGTAGGAGAATCAAGATACCTTTCTATTAAAGTATCAAAGTAATCGTTATTGTTACCAAAGGCTATCCAATCCTTGTTATGTACCTCTTTGATTTCAGGAATCTCATAAGAAGACATATTAACAACTCTAATACTGTCCTTGTATTCTTTTCTAACTATGTTATTCTTTTTTGAACTCATTATATTATGTATGTGTTATCATCTACCACGCTATAAGGCTTGTATATTGTTCCGTTGCCTATTTCGTGCTTATTAGTTAATCTTTCTGTTGCAGTTTGAGACGTAACATATATTTTATCTCTATACCACAATTCATCATTATTAGTTATTTCTAAATAATAAGTAGAATCCTCTTCAAGAATAGTTGATTGAAATGTAACTTCTGTAAAGTTAGTAATGTTCGCAAAAGTAGCGTTTGTAACACTTTCTTCTTTACCATCGCCATCCCTTCTAATCTTTAACACAACAGTTCCTGAAAAGTTACTACTTCTCGGTGCTATCGTGATTGTTTGATTTACTGATGTTGGTTCTAATATTAACATACTATGATAACTAAATAATTTATTTTTGTTTTATTTAATAAAAAAACCCCACCAAATGGTAGGGCTTAGTTTAAATTAATAAGAAACTATTATACAATAGTGAATCCAGCAGCAGCAATGTTCTCAGCAGCAGTATTTCCTACAACTGCAACATTAATGAAATTAGCAGGTGCTTTTTCCATTCCTGTAAAACTTAGAGTATATCCACTCATATCAGCCATAGCTCCACCTGTTACTACAGTACCTCCTGTTACGTCAGCACCATACTCAGCTCCAGCTAAGAATACATTCCCGTTATTGTCTTCGATAAGAATGTTTGGTCTTCCGAAAGATAATAATTTAATAGTATTGTGGTCTTCTTTAGTTAATTTTTTAAGTGTCAACTCTAACACTTGCTCGAAAGCAGTAGTTCCATTCTCTCTACTTGATTGAATGTTTTCTGTATAGGTAGAGTTTCCTCTAACTTCGTATTTGTAAGCACTTGGAGAACCAGCTACAGCATCAATTACATCTGTATCTGTACCATCGTATGTTATACTGGTTATATCTCCAAAATTTACAAAATAAACAGCATTGATTCCTCCAACACTATCTTTACAAGGTTCTGTTCTACCTAAAGTAATATCACAAGCCATAATATTTATTTTTTATTTATTAGTTATAAAAAAAGGGTAGGTAGTAATTACCCACCCTCTTTCTGTTTATTTATTTGAATCTTAGATTCCGTAAGTTACGATGTCTTCAACAACTCCGTACTGTACACCAGCAGTAAATCGCATAATGATTCTTACGTTTTGAGAACCATCTAAGTCAGCCATATCTAAAACTTTTACTTCTTGGTGGTCTGATAATAAACCAGTTCCAAATTGTAAGTTATCTTTAGTAGTTGCTACAGCAGTATTTGCTGCTAATCCGTTAGCCATAAAGATTTTTACACCATCAAAGTATAAGATGTTGATGTCTTGGTTGTTTCCTTGAGAACCTACACCAGCAGCTCCTACTCCGTTAGCTTGGAATCCTCCTAATGCTCTCTTGTATGCTCTAAAGATGTTTTGAGAAACATAGATAAACAAATCGTCTCTACCATATAAAGCAGAAGGTATTTGGTCAACTACTTTTCCTAACTCGTCTATTACGTTAGCAGCAGTTACAGTAGTTCCTGCAATTTGTTGTGCAGCTGGTAAAGCAGCATCAGCAGCTAATAGAGTAGAGAATCCATCAAATGAACCTTCTCCATCTGCTCCTGCCCATATGTTCTGCTCATTCTTTTGTGCTACTTTAGAAGCAACATAAGAGATTAAGTAGTCTTGGAAAGAAGATGGTAAGTTGTCAAATGCAGAATATCCCATTTGGATTGCATCCCAATCAGAACGGAAATCTTTCTTACATAGTTCTAAGTTAACTTGTAGTTCCTTTGGTTCAAGGATTCTTTCAGTTAAAGTCAAAGTTGAAGTATCAGAAAAGTCGCAAGTACCATTTTTGGTAATTCCATCTAATTCTAATCTTTTTACAACTTCTTTAAATTTTACATTTGGTCGGATAGTTAATCCACCATTTGCGATAGTGTTACCTGATAATAATGCAGCAGAAATATATTTCCCTGCTGATTCTCCAGCGTAAGTAGTAGTAATACTTGTAGTAGTAGCCATTGTTTACAATTTTTAATTAAATAACATTCTATTGACTCTTTGTTCAATAGTCATAGGTTGATTTAGGTTTGATAATAAATTCTTTTTAGTCTCTATCGAGTTCTCTGGAGAGTGTACAACTTCTTCTACATCCTCAGATAATTCAACTTCTTCTTGTTTTGATAACTCCTCTGGAATGTCCTTTACATCACCCATTGGCTTATCTTCGATTAACGCTTTAATCATAGAAAGTAGTTCTGCTTTTACTGCTGATAATTCATCAGAAGTAGCGTAACTCATAGAAGGAGCTTCAACTTCCTCTTCGATTACAACCTCTTCTACTGGTTCTTCAGCAAGTACAACTTCTTCTACTTCCTCTTTAACTTCTTCAGTTACTTCCTCTGTAGATAATTCTACTGACTCTTCAACTGCGATGTCTTCAACTTTCAATTCTTCCTTAGAAAGATTTAAAAGGTCTTTAACATTGTTAAGGATTTCTGTTGCTTTCATACTTATTGGTTTATATTAATATAACTATTTAAAAATTTACTGTCTTATTTTACTCTTCTGATTCCTTGTGAATCGAGCCTATACCTTGCTTCCAATAATCAGGTGCTTTACACTTGCTATTGTTTTTATTCTTATCACACTTTATAGAATAAGTGTTTCTGCACTTGCAATAAACTGCTCTCATACTATTTATCTATTTGCTTTAGTTTTCTAATTGCCCATTCAACTCCACTTGTTCCTCCCCAAGCATCCCACATAATACCTCCACACCCTTCCGAGTAAGGTACGTCTTTATGTTGCTGATGTCTTTTAAAAGAAGCCATTCTTGCAATAGTTTCTCTACTTATAGCTTTTCCACTTGCTAATTGGTTTGCTCTTGTCCACCCTACACTTGTACCACAAGAACTTCCGTTCTCTTTCTTATATTTCAAAGCCTTCTTAGCATTGTTCTTTGCACTTTGAGGATAATCACTATAAGATTTTAATTCTTGTTCTTTGTATTCGTTTGGTTTACTATGTACCCAACCTTTTTTAGTGTACTTATCGTGTTCCTCCTTATCAACTATCTTAACTTCATCACCAGTTTTAGGGTCATACATAAAGTGAGGATATTCTACCAACTCTTCTTTGAGCATATTCTTTATTTGCTCTAATACATCAGCAGCTTCTATCTCCTCAACATCTTCTACGTTATCGCTAAACATACCTTCTATACTTAATCCTAAGTATTTACCAGCTTTCACATCTTCCCATACCTCATCGTTATCTATCTTCATAGTAACTGCCCAAGCACCTTGTACTGCATTTAATCCGTATAGAGCAGTCTTGTCCTTATTAGGGTCTTCTACTATCCAAGATTCTATCACAGAAACACCACTTGTCATTTGGTCATCGTGTTCTAATGTTGCATTGTTTATTTTAAGACGTTTTAAGTACAGTTCAGAGGCTTTTCTTACAGTGTCTTTAGAGAACACTATATTGTATTCGTAATCGCCTCTACGTCTGTATATCAGCTTATCTGGAACTAACGCAAGTCCAACTATAATTCTTTTATCAGAATCTATTGTTTTGAACTCTACTTTATGTTTGCTTAATGCAATAAAGTTTTCTTCTATCGCAGGAGACTCAACCAAAGAGATAGCTTCAATACCATCTTCTTCTCTTGACTCATCTATAAACAATTCTATTGTATCTAATCCTTCCATATTTAACTTCTTTATATTATGTTAACTTAACTTGTTGTATTTTGTTTTATTTTAAGTACCTGCTTGACCTACAATCATACCGTCTAACTGTTGTTGAGTAGTAACGTCTCTTGATACTACATAAGCCTTTAATGGTTTACCAAACTGTGCTTGTATAGCGTTTATAAGTAAGTTTTCACCAGACCTACCTACTATGTTAAACGAAGGCTCAGAGCGTTCAGATGCTGAATCACTACCACCATTTATAGCGGTTTGTATAGGTGTCTTGGCTGCTGAAGTTTGAAATTTTTGTCTTGAAATTGTAGCTACCTGAGCTAAACCAAATGCAATGGTAGGTAACGCTTGTGATAGCCTTGCAAGAAAACCACCTTTAGCATCTTTCATAACACCTATAGCAGCAGCAGATGTGTCCATTAAAGCGTTTGCTATATTTGATGCCTTATTCATATCAAATTGTTTTTTAGCTATTTTCTCTTGCTTTACTCTTAGTTTTTCGTCATTTATAGCTATTTGATTTTGAATTTTAACCCTTTCATCTTTTGATAGATTTTCGTTATTTAATCTATTATTTAGCTCTACATTTAAAGCGTTTGTTTTATTTTGCTCTACTGTTAACTCTCGTTTGAATTGAGCGTTCATAAAATCAGTCATACTTCCTAAAACTTCTTGTGATTTTGAGACAAACCCTTCTGCTCCCAACAACTTGTCTGTTAAAGCCATTTCAATAGCAATTTGTCTATTGTACTCAGCTATTGCAGCCTTAGTCTCATCACTTAATTCAACATTTATTAATTTATTTAAGTCTACTGGATTTTTACCTAATTCAACACCCATAGCTTTCGCTACTGATTTAATTAACTTTTTCCCAAATTTAACTTGTTTATCAATACTTTTTGGTGTAAATAAAGTAAATGCTTTTGGTCTTTTACCCTTTGCACCTTTAGATTTTTTGTCAGGGTCTAAAGTCAATGATTGACTAAGTTCATCTATTTGTTCTAATATAGGTTCAGATTCATCTTTTATAGTTTTAAATATATTTCCAAACCTTTGTTTTATAGTAACTGCATCCCCATCTTTTACTCTTTCCTCAACAAGTAAACCTAACCACCCTCCTTTATCAAGAAGGTATTTTTGCATTTTATCAAGCCTTTCCTTGTCGTCTTTAATAGATTTTATGTTATTAAGTTCATTTCTTTTAGATAAAACCTCTGAGTTTTCTTGAACAAGTTTGTCCATTTCTATTCTACTCGCTTGAGCAAGGGCGTATAATTTTATCTTTCCCCTTACTAAATCTAAGTTTTCTCCATAATTAAAATCTTCTTCTTTTAAAGATGGAATTAACTTAATTAATTCTTGTGTGGCAACAGCTCTCTGTTCTTCACTTGATGTAATATCTTCAATAGTATCAACGTATTGATTAGCTACTAAAGCATTAGCGTAAACAGAAGAGGTTAAATCGTCTATACTTTTTTTTGCTTTTTCAGCACCTCCATAGAAAAAATCAAATGCAGATACGGCTGCTGTGATAGCGAAAACAACACCAAGAGGACCCATTAACTGACTCCACATAAGTTTTAAAGCAGCAGTTAATCCACCTGCTTTAGTAGATGCAGTACCTAACTGAGAAACTAATTGAGTAATGTTATTCGCCATACCACGAATACCATAAGGTGCATCCGATATAACTCTTGACAATTCCATTGTAGCAGAAGTAGCACTACCTGTAGCGTCTTTAACTTGACTTTGAGTATTAGCTAATTTTTCATACTCTTTTCTTGTTACATTTATACTTTTTAATGTAGCTCCTGAACCTGTTTTGCCTATAGTTTCATTTAGTTTTTTAGCAGATTTTTCAGCATTTTTAACCGTAAGGTCAATATCTTGAAATCCTTTTTGTGTAGATTTAAGTTTAATAATGTTACCATCATCATCAACAACCACCTTAAATATAATCTTTTCTTCAGCCATTATCTTGTTAGTTTTTTTCTTTTTATATTTGTTCTTAACTCTCTGAAATTAGAAGGCATTTCATATAGTCCTTTAGCTATATTGACATCCTTATCTTCAATTAACCACTCGTTGTTTCTTAGTAATTCTAATGTTTCTCTTATCATTATTGTGTTGTTTCTACATCTATCACATTTGAGATACCTGATTCATTTCCTGAGGCATCAAATGCTGATAACGCTATTCTGTATGTTGTAAATGCGTTTAGACCTGTTATTTGATAACTTGTTACATTACCTACGCTTATTATTTGACTTCCTTGATTTAGCTCTATATTATACCCTACAACACCAATATTATCCGTTGATGCAGTCCATTGTATAGTTATAGTTGATGATGTTTTAGCTATATCTATTAAATTACTTGGAGCAGTTGGTGCTTCGTAATCAATAGGTATATCAACATAATCATTAATTAACTCTATATCTGATTTACCTGTATAGAAATCTGTTTCTATTGAATTTATTTTATAACTTTTTCCCGAATAAACAAATCTATCTGCTAATGTGTATTTGTATAGTATTCTTAATGGTAAATAAGCACTTATTTTCTTTAACCTATTGGATTCATTAAAAACATTTGATATGTAATTTTTATGGTATCTGTTAAACAAACTTTCCCTTTTAGTAACTAAATCCCATTCATCTTTTTCAGCACTAAAGTTTATGGATTGTCTATCTTCTACTTGAGTAGCTTCAAAGTCTGAGTTAGATGGTACGTAATAAGATGTAATAGATACGTGGTCTATAGCTTCATTACTATCATTAACTTCGTCAACAAAAGATATAGGTTTGCCTTGAGGAAGTACTTTACGAGTCATATAAAAAATCAAAGGATTTCCTATGTAACTATCTTTGTTATCATCAACACAAAACCCCCATTGCACATCTGTTAATTCACTTGTATTTAAGTCTATTAATCTTTCAAATTTCATATGTTCAAAAGGTATTTCACTTTTAAATATACCTTCAGATAAAATAAGACCATCAGAACCTTTATATTCTTCTGTACCCCAATCTTCGTTGAACAACTGCTCGTGTTGCTTTGCTAAAAAAGTACCTAAACCCTTGTAAGAATAAACCACCTCTCTAAAGGGTAATACTGAATTAATCTGTGATGAATTAACATCTACATATTTTGTTATATCGTAAGGTGAATATGCTGATGGATTATCATAATAGTCATCTAAAGTTTTTATAACCATTTCACTTCCTTCAACATATGCAACTAAGTTAAACATCTTAAACAAGGATGTTAAGAAGTCTAATACCTTCATTTTGGGTATTTGTTGAGCTATATTAAAGTCAATAGAAGTTGTTATACTAAAACTTGAACTCGTATATGTTTCCCATATAAAATCTTCTTCGTCATCATAATAAGTATAACTCCAATCAGCTCTTTGAAATGTAATTGTTTCAGCAGAACTTACTTGAATAGTATATGATGAATTATTAGATACAGGAATACTTACGTTAGTTGTACTACCATTTAGCCCTGAAGCAGAATACACAGGAACACCATCCCTAAATACAATAACAGAATAATCTACAGTTGTATTTGCAGTAATAAGACTTAATTTTAGTACTTGATTATTGTAATAATATCCATCATATAAAGTAAGCACACTATTCTCCATAAAACTACCATTATAAAGAATGTAATCACTAAAATCATTAACAGTATAAATAGATGTTTCTAATTGTTCTCCACTTGTTACTTTTCCTTTAGACCTGTGTAACCACATATATAAATTATCAAAAGAAGAATCTCCTCCTTTGAAGAAGTCATCACTAAAGTTTAATCCATATTTCTCTTCTATAGCTTTTATTATAATACTTAATTTTAAAGCGTATTTTAGTTCGTTATATTTAACTCCGTGAACATTTCCATTGGTATAAGCTATATTTTCGTCTTCATTAGCAGAGCTATGAGAGTTGTAAAAAAGCCTTTGAGTATGTGTAATTAAAGGAACTTGTATAGGAGCTACATAATCAACGCTATCAACAGATTTAGTTATAGATGTTGTTAAGTATTCTTTTATATCACTTTCAAGTATTTTTAAATTATCTCCATTTGGTTTTTTGCTAAAATTATCTAACCAAGATAAAGAAGATAATAAATCATCCCCTAAAAGGTTTTTTAACGATATAGTATTACCAAAGAAAGTTATTCTATATGTATTAGCAGTATTGCTTTTTAAGTCAACACCCTCAAGTTTAATATATCCTCTTTTAAAAGGTATAGAGTTAAGTTCTATATTTGCAGGTACTCTTATTCTTGCATCAAAACCATCTTGAATATCATTATTGTAAAAGTGTTTAAATATTTTATTATTAGTTTTACTCGCTGGTAGTGAGAATGTTTGAGAATACTCAGTGAACACCTTACTAACGTCTCTAACGTTTTTTATGGTGTCAGTAATACTAACACTAACATCATCAAACATATCAACTCTCTGACCTTCTATGTATAATTGAGCTATCTGCATCTATCTAATATTATTTATAGTATCGTATGAATTATCAAATTCTATTGTGTATTGTACTAATTTGTCGTTTAAAGAAGTCTTGTAAGTAATATCACCTGTTTTAACATTTATCGGTAACACTTGTTCAACACTATCAACCACATTTGTAACCCAAGCTTTTTCAGATAGCATCATTTGTTTAAACACTTCATTGTACTCCTCACTCAAAAACCCACTACTCAAAGTAATTGATTCTTTGCCCACTACATTAAAATCTCTATTAACGTGATTACTTCTATCGTATGTTGAACCAGATAATATGTTTGACTTATAAGACTCCTTATTTACATTCATTTTCTCTACTGCTTTCTTAAAGAATATCATATCTTGTAAAGCACCAAATTTATTTATGAAAGTAATCTTTTTAGGCTCATATTTACATTCCTCTAAAATATCTATATCTATTGTTTCTGTATTTCCTAAAGAAGTAATAGTTATCTTGTTATTATTAAGAATAGAAATATATTCAACTTGGTCAGCACTATCATTTGAAGATAAATAAGTTATTGTACTTACTAATTGATTATTTACATAATATCGAACTGTTGGACTTGATGCGGTATTAATAGGAATCTTTAAAGTATTGTCTTTTAAAACAAATAATTTTCTATTTGTAATCATTGTTGCATCTTGCGATGTTGAAGATTGCTCAAAGTAATCATAACCATCTAAACACAAACCATTAAATCCATAACCAGTAATTAAGCCACCACTTGCGTTAAACGATTGGAGTCCAAAACTTGCCCAAACTGGAGTAGATGAATAGCTACCATTAAAATAAGTTTCTATATAATCTCTTATAAGTTCAGATACTTCAAATACTACTGTATCTCCTATATTAAGTGCTTTTTTAATTATAACATAGTCAGATTCTGATGGAGGAGAAGTCTCTATTCCAGTCCATATCTTTATCGTTAAAGTAACAGATGCTTGTAGGGCATTTGTAAATGGTACATATTTCGGACTTCTTACGTTTATTATTGCCATTAGTTAATTGATTTTAATTTATTAAGGCTTAACAGTATATCCTTTCTGTAACCTTCTTTTAATATTGTTTTTATTTGTTCCCTTGTTTGTTCTTGTACTGCTTCAATAAATCCACTACCTTTGTATCCAAACCTCTTAGAGATACCTCCTTCTTTGTTTTTAGGGTTTTCAGCATTAGATTTACCTGCTATACTTCTTGCTAAAACGAATCCTAAAGATTTCCAACTGCTTTCATACACCTTTCTAAATTGACCTTTCTTGTTTCTAAATAAAGGTCTCATTCCTTTTGACTTAGCCCATTCAGCTAACTCTCCAGCCATCTTATAACCATACTTCCCTTTATTCTTTATACCATCAGATAAAGCATTTGCATACTGTTCTCCAAATATATATAACTCATTATCTTCAACCCTATACTTAAAAGACCTATCTAACTTACCAGAAGCCTTAAATCCATCATCTTTAGCTGCTTGTTTTAGATTCTTCTTTATTAGTTTACCAACCTCTTTTAATGCTAACTTTAGGTTCTCTCCTTCCATTAGCAGATGCTTATGCCATTAGGAATCTCTATTGCTATATCTACACTCCAACCTGCTAATTCGTTGCTAAAACGCTCTTTAAATGGTTGTGCAGATGGTTGTGTAGTTACCTGATAATTCATTTCAAATAAATCACCCCTCATTAACTTCATTATTAAAGAGTTTATAACTTGAAACTGAGTGTTTAATACATCGTGCAAGTTATCATTGCCATAAAACAAGTCGAAATCAGACTTCTTAGTGTTGTAATCAACTATATCAGCACATAATACTTTTATGTTGAATGTAACAGTTCTCTCTCCATAGGAGGCACTATCTATTAATAAGTGTGATAAAGGGAACATAGTAGTCTTATCTAAGTCTACATCTGCTAAATCTCCGTATGTAACAGTACTTACAGATGGATTAGTTAATAATTCGTCTTTTATGGTATCTAATATGTTGTAGATGTGCGTCATCTTGTTTGTTGTTTTAGTATTCTATTTTCTAACTCTGATTTATCTTTTATAAATTCCAAGTACATTAAACATTGATGTATTGGAAGTTTTGTAACTTCTCCGATTCTTCTAACATCTTCTCCAGCGAGAGTAAATATTGCTTGATAGTCTCCCCATTTTTTACCGAATCCTTGTCTTGCTTGTTCTGATTTTTCTCCTGTAACTGTTTGAGTGTATAAGCCATCGTATAGTTCCCTAATTTTGTCGCTAAACGATAAAAAAAAACCCTCGCACTAATTGCAACATCTAAAGGAGTATCTTTCATTACGTCTGCCATATAAGACGTTCCCTTGTATTCGTGTATCAGATACTTATCTTTACTCTTGAACTTTATTGGTCTGTAAAGAACTGCCATAGCCTTATGTAAATCCTTGTCAGAGAATAAATACTTTTCTAAATCAATGAACTCACCATAACTCATCTTGTCTAAGTTAGGTATCATACCAAACTCTACAACAACTCCATCAGTACCTTCTAACTTAAATGTCTGTGAAAGTTCTGTCTTACTGTTTAAAACAGATGATAAGTGAACTAACGTTTCGTCAAACACATTTAAACCTATTTTATCAACGTCTGATAACTTTACATCACAAAATATCTCTAACACTTTCTTGTTTAGAAACTCTGTAGCATCTTCATCTTTGTTTTTGTCATAAACATCAATGTATCTTTGCCATTGACTTAATTTAACGTCTCTTAATGTTGCAGGTATCGTAAACTCCATAAATATAATATTCTTATAATAAGATAACTCTATTTTAATTTTTTGTGTTAATAATACTTGTTATGTAAAATAATTTTATTATATTTGTATCAAATTGGTTGACATTGAATATATTAGATGATAAGGATGGTATAAGGTTTGGAGTGTTTAAGTGCTTACAGACAGATAAAGTTTACACAATCAGTTCTACACTATCAACTCATCCTAATAGCCAACCAAGTTATTTAGACAAAGCACATAAAGCATTAGATACTATAAAGAGAGAAGATGGTGTGCTAAAGAAAATGTCAAGAATAGAACTAAGAACAAGATTTACTAACGTAGAAGAAATAATACCTAAACTAAAATAAATATTATGATAGAATTAATTATTATTTACACACCACCAATATTAGCAATAGCATTGATTTTTATTATTGCAGAAATTAAATTTATAAAACGAGTTAAAAAATTAAAAGAATTATATAATGCAGAATCAATAGAAATAGATAAACTTGAAAGTAAACTAAAATAAATATTATGAGCGAACAACAAATAACAAAAGAGTCCATTGCGTACCTAAAGACAGTACTACTATCTCAATTACTATTAGAAGCTAATGAAGAGATTGTAGCTACCAACAGATACAAGCAAAACCTAAAACAACAGATAAATAGAACAAACAGTATCTTAGAACCTATCGTAAGAGAAGAATTTGATAACGTTTATAAGACAGACCCTGAAATGGCAACTAATATCTTAAACAAGGTAGAATCTATTATAGATAAAATAGCATCATACCAGATAGAAGAGTTAGTAATACTTGAATCTATTGTAGATAAATATGAGAACAATAAAGAATGGTTCTTGAAATATGCTGAATCTGATTTCCTAAGACTTAATTAAGATGAAAAAAAGACTAACACAGAAGCTACAACAACTAATAGATAGCTTACCTACAGGTAGCAAAAGAAAGGAAGCTAAGGAAGACCTACTAAGCCTTAAACTAAGTAATAGTGATTACCATTACATAATGTTAGCTGATAAGTATAAAGATAATCTATAGTACATAACTAAACTATATTATTTATCTATAGTAGGCGAACACTTTACAACCTTTTTAGTTATCATAATATACAGAGCAGTAGTTCTCTTTAACCTACCAAACTTTAGCAGTAATATGGCTATTGGTTCAGATACATCAAGCCTCCTTAGTAATTGCATCTATAACCTTTATAATCTTCGTTGCACCCAATAGATATTCAAACTAACGAGCATAACAGTTATATCAGTTAACTAACAATTAACATACATTAAGATTATAGGAGGGTGCATATCTAACCATCGAGCATATAATTATATTTTCAAAATTAGTTTACCTGTTTATAACGAAAAGATATTTCACTATTTGATATTTGTTTGAATTCATCGAAGTGGCATACTACGCAACCCCAATATTCATACTACGTTAAATCGACTATTTAAGCTACTATCTAAATGTGAATGGTCTATTAGTATTAAAAAGATATTTGAGTGGCTTAAAAGCTGTGTATTGATGTTTAAACAGTGGTTTACATAC